TGTATCTCTAATCTTAGCTATAACATTTACAATTTATAAATTCACAAAATTCAATGCCAGGTAAACACAAAAAGAAAAAAAAGAAAAAATAATGCCGTATCACACTAAGAAAAAAAAGAAGAAGAAAAAGAAACGTATGTAATGACATACAAGTATTTTAACTTACAAGAGTTCGCAAGTCCTGACGAACCTGATAGTGGTTTGCAAATGAACAGAGAATTTGTAGCACTATTAGACAAAGCACGAAATATAGTAGACGGTCAAATGATATTTAAAATAACATCAGGATATAGAACCGAACACTATAACGACAATGTTATAAAAGCACGTGTAGGTAGTTCACACAAAAAAGGACTAGCAGCAGACATAGCATATAACGGAAGTAGAGAAAGATACCTATTACTAAATTCAATAATGTCCGTAGGTATAAATAGAATAGGTATCGGTAAAACATTTATACATTGTGACGTAGATACTATAAAAGATCAGAACGTCATTTGGACATACGATTATTAACCTTAAATTTTTATTATGAAAGAATATTTAATTATGACAATTTTAAAGTCAAAAAAAGTATGGTTTACAATAGCTGCAATAGTAATACCTGCGGTCGCTAGAGCGTTAGGTGTTACTGAAGACGCAGTAAGTGAGATATTTTGGGCTTTAGTTACTCTAACAGGTGCGCAAGGCGTAGCAGACTTAGGTAAGGGTGCAGTCCAATAGATTCAGACTAAAACCACACGAGATAGAAGTATTAATGCGTATGCGTTCTGAACAAACTAGAAACGTATTAGTCATTGGTGATTTACACGAACCTTTTGGTTTAGACGCATACCTTGACTTCTGTATTGAACAATACAAAAAGTACAACTGTACACAGACAGTATTTATAGGCGATATAATAGATAATCATTATTCTAGCTACCATGAGACTAGCGCAGACGGTTTAGGTGGCTTAGACGAACTAGAATTAGCTATACAGCGCATACAAAGGTGGTACAATGTATTTAACGAAGAAGGTACTAAAGTTATTATAGGTAACCACGATAGAATGGTTATGCGTAAAGCACAGACAAGTGCAATACCTTCTAAATGGATTAGAAGCTACAAAGAAGTCTTAGAAGTACCTAACTGGGATTTTGTAGAACGTTACGAACAAGACAACGTACAATATATACACGGTGAAGGCGGCACAGCTCGTACTAAATGCCGTGCTGATATGATGAACACAGTACAAGGACATTTACACACACAAGCATACACAGAACATTACGTAGGTAAAAAATTTAGAGTATACGGTACGCAAGTAGGTTGTGGTATAGATCACGATTCATACGCTATGGCTTACGCTAAGTATGGTAAGAAACCCGCAATAGGGTGTGCAGTAATTCTTAACAACGGTAAAACACCTCTCAATCTCTTAATGGAGTTATAAACAAACTATCTGTTAATAACTTTTACACAAAACAATTTGATAACTCATTTATATTGTTGTATATTAGCACCATAAAACAAAAATAATTATGGAAACTTATATACCAAAAAACAGTATTAATACTCCCTTACAGCTTTCACAAGAAGACCTTGTACAAGAATTACAGGAGTACAAAAGAGATAATGCAAGACTAAGGCAAAACAATGAGACTTATAAATTGCAATATATAGAATTAAGAGAAAAACTATACAAATTATTAGAAACTACAAAATTATAACTATGGAAACTTTACACAATATATATCACAAGTCTACTAACAATTTAGTAGCAGCAAACTTAACTACAAAAGAACTTGACAGATTCTTTAGAACCAATTACAAACATACATACGATAAACCTGTGTATCGTATAGAAACTTTTTACAAAAATAAATTTCACAGATTTATGCATAAATACGACTACAAGTTTGTTATGTTTACGCTTATGTTTTTATTAGGTTATTTAGTAACTAAATTAATACAAGACTTATGGATGATATAACAATAATAGCTGAAGACTACCTACTAAAACAAGGCGTTCAGGTAGGAGTACAACGAAAAGACGTAGCTACTAACGAATACTATAACGATATAGGTTTTGCTAACTATGTAAGACTAATAGGAACAGAAAAACAAATAGAAGAATACAGAGCAACTCAAGACTGGGAAATGCGAGGTGTTTACGAATATGATCTACAAAATAGTGAAAAGCGTGACTTTTATTTAGATATGCACAAAAACAATAACGATAAAGCGTTAGCAATTATTATAAGGTAAACCTACACCTTCAACGTAGGCAATTTTTAAATTAAATTATGAAAACAGCAAATATTAAAAGCGTACAACCTTCAGGTAATTTTAAAGAATTATTTATGTTTGAGGTTGAACTAGACAATGGTGACACAGGTAACATATACAAAAAGTCACAAAATCATGGTTTAGAATTAGGACAATCAGTAACTTATACTATAAACGATAAGGGTACAATAAAGATACAAAGAGATATACCTAACCAATACACACAAAATACATCTACAGACGACAGACAAGAACTTATAGTAAAACAATCTTGTCTTAAAGCAGCAGTAGAATATGATAAAACGTGTACACCTGAAGACGTATTAAAAAACGCACAAATATTTTATGACTGGGTTTTTGGTAAAACAAACACCAAACTACCTTTTTAGTTATGAATTTAGACGACAGATTAATGCAACGTATTTGTAATATTACATCAGAGGTTTGTAATACAAAAGTTGAAGACTTTACTTCTAACTCACGTAAACAAGCTTATATTGTAATGCGTGTGGCTATAGCTAATATTGCATTAATAGAAGAAGAGATTAATTATAAAACAATAGCTAAACATTTAAACAGAGATCGCACTAATATATATCACTATAAAGAGATGCACCACCAGTATTACTACACGTGGCGTTTATATAGAGACACCTATAATAAAATTTTAACAGAGTATAGAGACGTTGCTGAATATGGTATGTCACTTTCAGAGTTTAAATTAAAATTAAAAATGTCAGATATTAAAAAAGTAGATAACGAAGAAATACAATTAAATGTAGAGACTAAACGTTTTGAGCATAGTTTACAAACTGATCTTAATAACTTAATTGACACGATTAAAGAACTAAAGAAAATTTTAATTAACTATGAACATAACATTAATATTTTTGTATGAAACATTTACTAAGTAGTTCAGCATTTCTAATAGTAAACAAAAAACTTGCGTTCATCTTAGGTCTAAAGACCACTGTTTACTTAGCTGATTTAATTAGTAAAGAAGAGTATTTTAAGACCAACGGTTTATTAGTAGATCGTTGGTTTTTTAATACTGCAAAGAATATACAAGAAGACACTACATTATCACCACACGAACAAAGAAACGCACTTAAATTACTAAAAGAACATAACATAGTAGAAACCAAAATACAAGGCATACCTGCTAAAACACACTTTAGAATAAATGACAATGAATTACTTAAATTACTTAGTTGTCAAAAAATTGAACAACTAGATGTTAAAAATTTTAACAACTTGGAGTTAAAAAAATCAACAACTATTAATAATAATAAAGAAATAAGAATAAATAATAATATTAATATATTTAAAGACGAAGTTTTTTCTTACGATTATAACAATGATATGTTACAAGAATTTTTTGATTATTGGACAGAACCTAGTAAGACCGGTAAGTTGCGTTACGAAATGCAAAAAACGTGGTGTACTAACAGGCGATTAAAGACGTGGGCAAAGCGAAGCAAAGACTACAATAAAAGCACATCTAAAATAGACATACAATTAAACGAATATGAAAAGGGTAAACAATACTTATGAACGTATTAGAATTATTTGCAGGTAGTAGATCTATAGGTAAAGTAGCTGAAGAACTAGGGTACAATGTTTTTTCTGTTGATATAAATGATTTTCAAAATATTGATTATGTTACTAATATATTATATTTTGATTTTAAAAAAGTAACTTTTACCCCTGATATAATATGGGCAAGTCCACCTTGTACGTACTTTAGCGTTGCAAGTATTGGAAAGCATTGGAACAAAGACCACACGCCAAAAACATTAGAAGCTATATTAGGTTGTCAAATAGTTAGAAAAACTATTGAAATAATAAAATACTATAAACCTAAATTTTTTTATATTGAAAACCCACGTGGTAAATTGAGAAAGTTAGAATTTATGCAAGAATTTGACAGAGCTACTGTAACCTATTGTCAATATGGTGATAAAAGAATGAAGCCAACAGATATATGGACTAATAATTTATATTCATTACTAAATCCAAATGGTTGGAAACCTAGAAAGATTTGCAAAAATGGTGACAGTTGCCACGAAGCTGCACCACGAGGTTCACAAACAGGAACACAAGGAATAAAAGGTAATTACGAAAGAAGTAAAATACCTTATCAACTATGTAAAGAAATACTACAATCAATATGAAAGAAAAACTATACGACATAATTTCAAGAACTGCAATAGAGCTAGGACATAAGACAGACGGCAAAACACTTGCAGTATTATCAAAAACATTTGCTTACGATTTAGAGACAGATAAAAGATTTAGACGATTAACAATAGAAGACGTAGACACAGCATTTAGGTTAGGTGTAAGACTAGACGAAAAAGATAGTTTTTTAAATATTAGAACTTTTTACAGGTGGTGTCTTACACACAAGAAAAGAATTCAAGAAGCATACTACGAAGTACACACCTTAGGTGCAGACCCTAAAAAAGTACCTTACTATAAACAGAATTTATTGAATAGTGAAAACAATAAGTAAACTTAAAAAAGAGTTAGACAAATGGTTTTCTTTATATATAAGACTGCGTAAAGCAACTGATACAGGACTAGCACAATGTTACACCTGTGGTAAGGTAGATCACTACAAAAAATTACAATGTGGTCATTTTCAATCACGTAAATTTTTACCTACACGATTTAATGAACAAAATTGTCAGGTACAATGTGCTAAATGTAATATATTTAGTCAAGGTGAACAATGGTTGTTCGGTCTTAAATTAGACAAAGATTACGGTATTGGTACTGCACAAGACTTAGAATTTTTAAGTAAAAGCACAGTAAAAATTACTAGAGTAGAATACAACGAAAATATTACTTATTACAAAACGCTTGTTAAAAACTTAAAAAAAGAAAAAGGTTTAGATTAAAAAATAAAATTAAATTACAAACGTGAAACCTATTTACGCCAATAAAGAACACGAAATAATAATTGAAAAGTATTTAGACACGGTATGTAGTTTCGCTGAACAATGCGCAAGTAAACCTAAGTATCTGAATTATTTAGAAGTTTTAGACACTATTATAGAATACCACAACGAATATAAGATTAGCACACATACAGGTAATTGGTTAGACTTCTTGTTAATTATACCTATTAATGTTACAACTATGACAAATGGTTTCTTTGCAGGTATAGAAAACAAAAGAAACATAGCGCAGCTTAGAACGTATCAGTTATTACTATCAGAAATAATTGTAGAGGTTATTAGTAAACTTAGAGACATAAAACCTACAAGTGAATAAAATTTATAAAATAGTAGCAGATTGCAGAAAAGATTTTATAGAAATGTCATACGCATTTACAACAGATGAAAACGAGATAAACGAAGTAGTACAAGAACTTATGTTATACTTCTTACAGATGAATAAAGACACACTAAAAAATATATATGACAAAGACGGTAAAAAAGGTATACTCAAATACGGTGCAGTAGCACTTAGAAGAAGTTTCAATAGTCCACGCAGTCAATACTTCTACAAGTATAAAAAGTATTACACAAAACTAGACGACACTTGTAATATAACTACAAGCGTAAACTACAAGCTAGAAAACATACCAGTTATTGAAATACCTAAAAGCTACCAAAAGCTAGAACAAATAGACACAGCGTTAGATACTATGTACTGGTATGATCGTGAAATATTTAAACTATACTACTACGAAAAAAACACGTTAGATAGTCTAGCAGAAAAGACAGGTATAAGCAGAAACAGCTTATACACAACAATAGACAAAGTAAGAAAAGAACTAATAGAATTATTCAATGAGTAAAAAAAGTAAAGGTTTAGGAGACACTATAAAAAAATTTACATCAGCTACTAAGATAGATAAGCTAGCAAAAAAGATTGCTAAAGCAGTAGGTAAAGATGACTGTGGGTGTGACGAAAGACAAGAGAAACTAAACAAGATGTTTCCTTATAAAACAGAAGAAAGAGAATATGATGAAAACTCACCTATGCATTTAAAACAAGAAATACTATGTGTATGGCAAAAGATAAAAGACGGACAAGCACCTGACGTAGAAACGAAAAAAAGATTTGTTGAATTGTATAACACTATATATAAAACTAAATATAAACCCACAACTAATTGTGGTTCGTGTTTACATACTATGTGGAAAGGAATAAAAGCACTTTACGAAAAACTATAATCAATATTAAAATGAAAACATTAACACAAAAAGATAGAATAATAAGACACCTTAACGACAAAGGTAGTATCACAGCTTTAGAAGCTATGAAGGAATACGGAATAATGCGACTAACATCAAGAATAAGCGAACTCAAAGACGAAGGATATAATATAAGAAGTGAGTTTGTCAGCGCAAAAAATAGATACAACGAACCAGTATCTTTTAGCAAATATTCTTTAGTATGATAATATTTTTTTTACTTATTATAGGTATTGCTTTTGTATTAATCATAGGTGTAGTTATGATAGAGATACTGATTGAGAAAACAGAGAATGAGAAGATTAGCGAAAACATAGACAAGATAGAACCAAAAGATGACAAGAATACCTAATTACTATATAGGCAAAATACACGGCTACGAAGCACGAAAGATAATAGAAGATTACGAACTAAACTATAATATAGGTACAGCAGTAACTTATTTATTAAGAGCAAACAGAAAACACGAAACATCAAAAGAATGTATAGAAAAAGCACGTGAACACCTACGATTTGAATTAGAACGTTTAGAACTATATGACAAGAACACATCAACAAAATAAATACTATTGGAAGTGTATAGTAAAACCATTATGTGACCACACAGGTTATCATAAGTACGAAATGCACGAACATTTAAAAAATATGTTTATACCTGATCGTAGTAGCAACTTAACAACAGAAGACTTTACTTTATATTGTGAAGAAGTACGTATTTGGGCGCAAAATGACTTAGGTGTAATATTGATGCCACCAAATGAATTCAAGTAGTTTCTCTTATATAATATAGACTTGATTAATCAAATTATTTCAAAATGAACACACACGGTGGTAAAAGAAAAGGCGCAGGTCGCAAACCAAAAGCAGAAGAGCAAAAGCTAATACAAAAGCTAACACCTTTCAATGATTTAGCACTAAAAGCTCTACAAGAAGGTTTAGAGAAAAAAGAACAATGGTCAGTTAAATTATACTTTGAATACTTTTACGGTAAACCACAACAAAGAGTAGACGTAACTACAAATGACGATAGTTTACACTTACCGTTAATAAACTTTGTAGATTCTGGAGCTGAACAATAAATATCAAAAACTATTTGAATCAGACTGTAGGTATTATATCATAACAGGTGGTAGAGGTTCAGGTAAGTCTTTTGCAGTAACAGTATTTCTTACATTACTTACTATGTCACAAAACATAAGGGTACTGTTTACACGTTATACAATGGTTTCAGCACACTTATCTATAATACCTGAATTTTTAGAAAAGATTAGTTTACTAGGATTTGAGAATATATTTGATATAAACAAGTCAGAAGTAGTAAACTTAGCAAATGGAAGTGACATACTATTTAGGGGTATCAAAACGTCAGCAGGTAACCAAACTGCAAGTCTAAAGAGTTTACAAGGCATATCTTGTTGGGTGCTTGACGAAGCAGAAGAACTAATAGACGAAAGTACATTTGACACTATTGATTTAAGTATACGAGAAAAGAAAGTACAAAATAGAATTATATTAGTGCTAAACCCAGTCACAAAAGAGCATTGGATATATAAAAGATTTTTTGAAGAAAGAGGTGTACCACCTAGTTACAATGGTATCAAAGACAACGTTTGTTATATACACACAACCTACAGAGACAATAGACAAAACCTATCACAAAGTTTTTTAGATCGTATACAAGCTATACGCAAAAACAATATTAAGAAATACAATCATAACATATTAGGTGGGTGGTTAGACAAAGCAGAGGGTGTAGTATTTGAAAACTGGTCAATAGGTAAATTTAACCCTGA